TGGGTATACTTGCAAGCTGCAACATAAGACGAGGCTGTACGAACTATCACTGTACCGACCTTGTCTCTGTCACCGAGGTAAGCAGCATAGATACGGCGGTATCGGCGGGGCAGCTCGTCATAACCAACGATACCAACGGAGTAAGGATAGTGGCGGGCATAAACAGTCTTGTGACACTTAACGGAAATACCGCAACGGAAGATATGCAGTATATCGAAACCGTTGAGGCTATGAACCTCATTGCGGACGACATACGAAACGAGTTCAAGAATACTTATCAAGGGTCTTTCAAGAACAAGTATATGAACCAGATGTTGTTTATCGGGGCGGTGAACGAATATTTCGACAGCTTGGCAAGCGAGGACATATTGGACAGCGAATTTGACAATGTGGCGGAGATAGACGTTGACAAGCAGCGTTCGGCGTGGGTCGGCTCGGGAAAGACGGCGGCGGCTGACTGGGACGATGACACGGTGAGAAAGATGTCTTACAAGAGGTCGGTTTTTGTGGCGTGTGACATAAAGATACTTAACTGCATGGAAAATCTTGTGTTTACCGTGACCATGGAATAAGGGAGGTACCGTAAATGTTTGATGACAACAAATTTTTGAAGGGCACGAGCGGTCAGGTGTTTTTGAACAACACTCTTTTGCTCGAGATCAACAAAGTAAATATCAAAATGACGGGGCAGTATGAGGACTTTGCACCCGTGGGGGACTATTGCACGCACCATGTTTATGTCGGATATGACGGAGCAGGGGAGCTTGAGGGTGCGAGGGTCGACACGGGTATAGACGCAGACCTTATCGCCGCATATCAGAGCGGAACCACGCCCGACCTTAAAATATATTCAAACCTTGAAAACCCGAACACGGGCAAGAGCGAGAAATATATGATAACGGGCGTGCAGTTTACGGAAGTCACTCCGGCAGACTGGGAGGCAAAGCAGCTCGTCACGAGAAGTATGCCGTTTACCTTTACGGGAATAACGACACTCTCGACTATGTGAGAGTTATGGACGCTTTTACATCGCTTGCGAAAGAAATACACAAGCGAAACAATCAAAAGCAAATAGGAATGTGTGTGGGTGAGGTAATAAACCTCACTCCCGTCACGTTCCGCATTTATTATGACGGCGTGCCTTTGGAGTTTGACGAATTTTTCAATCTCAAAGGCACGGTAAACGATGACACGGGTGTGACATCGGGAGATCTGTATTTAAGCGAATATCCCGTTGAGATAGGCGATAAATTTATATGCATGACGGGTGCGGACAACCAAAGTCTTTGGGTACTGTGTCCTTTTGAGGCTATAAACAAGCTTAACATATATTTGCGGTGAGGCGGTGGTTTTTATGTTTCCGAGTACTTTTACCGAAAGCACGGCGGCGGAAACGGTATCGAACGGCGACAGTCAAAGCGGAGGCGGCATCGATTTTTTGTTTGACTATGCGGCGGGGGAGCATATCGTTTCGGGCTTTGTACTTACGGAGTGTACAAGGGTGGAGAGTGTGCGGCAATACGTACATAACTTGCTTTTGACACGTGCGGGGGAGTACAAGGTGTATACGAAGGGCGAAGATGATGTCTTTGGGCTTACGGTGTACGACAAGATAGGACAAAGGGCACTGCCCGACGGATATTTGAACAGCGAGCTTAAAAGAGAAGTCAGCGAGATACTTCTGAAACACTCCGACATCGCCGATGTAAGGGACTGGGTCGGCAAACGGGAGAAGCGAGGGCTTGACATATCTTTTACGGTGGTTTTGTCGGACGAGTTGGAAATAGAGATTAACGAGAGCATTTTATACAGTAATTATATTTGATTTATAAAAGTATACTTTTATGTATTCGTAAAGGTATATGTTTTTGTATTCACGAATGTATACTTTAATGTAATTGTATTCACAAATGTATACTTTAACATAAATGCATGGTGGTGATGTGCTTGACACAGACGGAAAAAATAATCGCATTTGCAAAAAGCAAGCTCGGTACGAGCGAATATGACGGATATTGTCAAAGGTTCGTGCGGCTCTGCTACGAGGCGGCGGGTATATACGGCTCGGCTTCCACGGCTACGGATGCGTGGAAAAAATGGTGCGTTTCCAAGTCCAAAAGCGATATCCCCGTGGGGGCGGCGGTCTACTTTACCGGTACGGACAAAAATGTCGGGCATGTCGCTATCTATGCCGGGGACGGATATGTATATAATCCCGCCAAAAAGGTTACATATATTAAACTCTCCGCCATACCCGGTTACAGAGGCTGGGGGTGGCAGGGCGGTATAAAGCCCGAGGGGACTTCGGGAGCTTCGGGGGCGGCTCTGAGGGCGAACGAACTGCTTAAAACGGGGATCACCACGGCACAGGCTGCATATAAAAGCTTGCAGAAAAAGCAGAGTTATCGAACGGACATCGAACAAACGGACGATACGGACGAGGACGAGGACGTTTTTATCCCCATGTCCGACACTTCCGCAGATGAGAACAGTGTGACGGTCAAAAACGACGATGTTTATAAAATCATACTTTCCCGTAACGGGGAGAGTACGGAGATAACCGAACTTGTCGGGGGACTTGAATGGTCGGAGAGTATGGACACCGTTGGGGTGTCCTTTTCCTTTTACGTGCCCGATACGGTCGAGCGGTATATACCGAGGCTGCTTATCGCTGCGGGAGATATCGTACAAGTGTTCGCAGCGTCGGGGGAGATAATACGGGGTGTTGTTGTGAGTGTCGACAGGTCTTTTCCCGTGAGGACTGTGCGGGGGTATGACTTCGGATTTTATCTCAACAAAAACGATACCGTTATACAGTTCAAGGGCAAAAGCGTTTCGGAGTGTCTTAAAACTCTGTTTGTTTCCGTGGGCATAAGTATCGGGTATGTGTGCGATATGCCCGCAAAAGTCAAGGGTGTTTACATAAAGAATGTAAATGAGATAATAAAAGAACTTATAAAAATACAGCAAGACACGGACGGAAAGATGTACTATTATGAAATGCGGTGCGACAAGGTGTATGTTTTTGAAATGCCCGAAGAACCTTTGAGCTATGTTTTTAAGCCTACCGTGAATGTGGCTGCCTTTGATGTCACGGATAAAGCCGCACACTCTCGGGGGAAATACAGTCATTCGATGGAAGATATGAAAAACTGTGTTATTGCGGAAGTAAGCTCCAAGACAAGCGGCGAGATGCCCGAGCGGCAGTTTATCGCAAGAGATGAAGAGAGTATCGCTAAGTACGGACTTCTTGCCGAAACTTATAGTGTCAATTCGGACGAGGCGGAACAGATAGAAGAACTTGCCAAAAATGAACTTAATGTCAAAAATACCGTCAAAAGAGAGTTCTCCATGGACTTTGTGGGGCATGAGGCGGCACGGGCGGCACGGGTCATGCACATCGAGGACGGGCATTTGGGTATAAACGGGGATTTTCGTATACAGTCGGTTAAGCATACCGTCAATGACTGTGTGCATACCATGAATTGTGTGCTTGAGGAAATCTGAAAGAAAAAAATCTTGACATGGGGGCATGTGGGTGGTATAATATTGCATTATATTTAAGAATGATACTAACAATAGAGGGAATGAAAAACATGAAGTATTACGCTGTCAAAAAAGGGCATCAGATAGGGGTTTTTGATAATTGGAGTGCTTGTCAAAAAGCAACAAAAGGGTTCTCGAACCCGGAATTTAGATCTTTCGCTACCAAAAAAGAGGCTGAAGCGTATTTGATAGGTAAGGATACTTGGAGAGAACAAGTTTCTAAAGATAATGCCGAAGGTTATTTAGTAGCTTTTGTTGATGGCAGTTTTGATAAGAATTTAGAGCGTTATTCATATGGAGTCGTGCTTCTTACTCCTGATGGTCGTGAGAGTTCGATTTGTGGTCATGGAAGTAATAAAGAATATATGGAAGCCAATAATATAATAGGTGAAATATTTGGTGTTGTAAATGCTTTGGATTGGGCTATATCTAATGGATATGAAAAAATAAAGATTTATCACGATTATGAGGGGCTGTCGAAGTGGATTTCCGAAGAATGGAAAGCAAAAACGAAAGTCAGTCAGATGTATGTAAATCTATATAGGGCAAAGTTTCAAGATGTGTTAAGTGTCGAGTTTGTCAAAGTGCCGGGGCATAGTAATGTTTCATATAATGAAACGGCAGACCAACTTGCTAAGTCCGCATTAAAAAACCGTCAAAAAATAGCGATACAAGGCGACAATTGGTATTCGATCCCAAATTTTTCAAAGAATGATTTTCAAACATTTGTTGAGATTATTACAGGATTAGATAACAATATATCAAATACCCAAACTGATTATGATACAAAGATCATTTATCGTTTTATGTTAAAAAAAGATGTTGTTACGGTTACATTGTTCAAATCCGGGCATCATAAATTATTAGTTCAAGGCAGGAATTCTTATTTATTCCAGATAATAACAACCGCTATCGTTGAGTCGGGTGAAAGCAGCAAAGTTGAACAAATTCTCGGAAGTGCTTACAGGATTAGTGTGGAGACTGAAAAAGTAAATGACTCTTATAAACCTGTTGAATTGGGATTACCGTCAAATTATCCCGATAACGTCAAGAGACTGATAAAGCAATCAATTATAAACCTAAATTATTTTATCGAAAGTGAAGATTATTCTCAATATGCGTTTCCGGCTCTCCGTGCACTTGAGGGGCATATCAAATATCTTATAGGGATAGCTGGCGGAACGGTTTCAAAAACTTTTAACCAGTTTAACAGAAAAAGTCCAAGAGACCCTTATGTATACACTGCATCCTTGTCTGATGTGACTAAAAAGGGTAGCATAGAGACCTGCTATAATTATTATAAATCTCAAAGGGATACCGCTTTCCATTTTGGTGATATTATAGGCACGACTGATTCAACCAGGATAATCGAGTTCAAAGAAGAGGCTGATGAGATAATAAAGAAATGTATTGATTTAATCAATACACAGAGATGAAATGACAGGAAAGTCTGCGAGGAGGTATGAGCATGAACGAGTTTGTTATTCATAAAGTGAATACCGGTGGCTATAACAGGTTTTTACTCTGCTTATCCTTCGAAAGTATAGTTGCTTATAGATCTTTAATTGAATCGTCACCGTTAATAACAGAACAAAGCGGTAAAATAATAATAGATCAACTCTTTGTTACCGGGAACGGTAAGAATCGTTTTATTGGCTGTGATTATGTAAATGGGATTTTGGACTTTAATACTGCACAAATTGTTCAACCTAACGATTATTATAAACAAATAACTGTGAAATGGCTGAATACACACTACATGTATGTCGATAATTCTATTTTGACTGAGTCGCAGCGTCGTTGCGTTCGTGAGTGCGTTCCTTTTTAATGACGCTATTATGGTTATGGTTATGGTCATGGGCTTTATTTGTTTGTGCATTCAAATTTAATGCAATAAAAGGGACTGAAATACCAAACCCTTTAGTTGCCGCTTAACGATCAACATTTTTTTAGACAGTCAGTCCATGGGGCGGCTGTCTTTTTTTTGGGCAAAACAAAAAAGACCCTGCACTTGGCGAAGGTCTTTTTTGAAAAAAGGAGATTTTGTGTGGATCATTGAAGCATTTTCGAGAAACGATACCAAAAAAGCACGTTCGAGAAAATAAAGAGAATGTCATACATGCCGTGCTGCGGTTGTATGATACCACTACAGATCGTTACCGACCTTATGCAAGTATAACATGGCAGATTGCAAATGTCAACGTTTATGAAAAGAAAGGGGTTGGGTTTTATGAAGTACAACTATTCCGATGTCGATTATGCTTATTCCGCAGAAGCTTTGCTTGATAAGCTGTATGAGAATGTGAGCGAGGGGGACTGTAATATCTTGTGTGTGGACAGGCAGAAAAGGCGGATATACTGCGTGCACATGATGATATTTAAGGATTTATGCGAGGCTCTTTCGGACGAGACAGGCAGATTTGTGTTTTACAAAGAGGCAGAGGAAACGGAAACGGACACATCGGACGATAACGACGGCGAATAATTTTCGGGCGGTGAGGCTTTATGCTGAGTTTGATACATAAAATATACAAAAAGGACGCTGTCACTCTTGATATCATTTCCGCTGCCTCTTCGGCTCTTACACGAGCCGAGGAGAAGATAGGCGACCTTTATAGGCAGTTCTTTCTTGACTATGCTACTTGGTATTTGGAGATTAAAGAGGACGAAATGTCACTTGAAAAAAGGCTTGACGACATCGACAAAAGACGGGCTTATGTGCGGGCGAGGCTTTTGGGGGTCGGCACGGCAACAAAGGCTATGCTTGAGGGTGTGGCGAACACTGTGCCCGGGGTAGATGTGTCTATAGGGCTTGAAACAAATGCACAGGGCTCTTGTGCCGTCCTTACCTTCAACAAGTGCGAGAATAACAAGTATTTGGGGCTTGTTAAGCGTGCCGTGGAAGAGATGATACCTTATCACCTTAACATGCGGCTTGTGTATGAGAAAGTGAACTGGGGAGAGATAAAGGGCGTTTTATGGGAAGATGTTAAGGAGTATACTTGGGGCGGTATCTCGGAGAGTGTTTCCGGCACGGTGCTCGGGGGGCTTGATGTGGACTTTGATTAAGATACGGCTTTTATAACGGTAGGGAGTGTTTGTTATACAAAAGAAATTTTGTCATTGAACCTTATCTATAAAAAAATTACTGTTGACTTTTGGGAGCGGTTATATTAAAATAATAATATAAAATTGACCTTAAAGGTAAATTTTGTTTCACACGAAAGGAGAAAGACAGCGGCTTGAAAGTCGAGTATAAAAATAAAAAAATTGAGAAACTATGTACAGATCCCGCTGTTGCTGAAAAGAAATATGGTCAAACGATGGCTGCGAAAATCAAACAGCGTATTAACGAGATAAAAGCTTCGGATACGGTTGAATTTATGATGAAATATCATATCGGTCGCTGCCATAAGCTTCAAGGAAATCGGAAAAATCAATATTCCATGGATTTAGTCCACCCTCAAAGATTGGTATTTGAAAAAAACGGCACAGAAATTCAAATAGCCTGTATCATTGAGATCGTTGATTATCATTAAAGTGAAGGAGGAATTTCTATGATGAGAAGCAGAACTGTCATTGCGGTGCCTCCGGGTGCTACAATTAAGGAACAACTTGAACAACGCAAAATGAGCCAAAAAGAGTTTGCTTTGAAAATGGAAATGTCTGAAAAGCATATCGATAAGCTCCTCAACGGTGAAGTTCGATTAACTCCCGATACTGCGGTTCGCTTGGAGATGGTGCTGGGTGTTCCCGCTAAATTTTGGAGTACTCTTGAAAGTATTTATCAAGAAGAAATAATAAAAGCCCAAGCCGAAAACTATATTTGTGTTTGAAAATGTACGCTTTTTTGTAAGATTTGTATATTGCTTTTTTTTCGTGAAAAGCTTGATTTTTACATTCATATGCGGTATAATAAAAATGGACTTGATGATATGAGCAGGGACTTATACAAAAACGTATGCTTTATTGTTAAATTCTTGTATGCTTTTTGATTTTCTCAAATGGTTTATCCTCTTTTTTTGTATGTTGATGTGTTTTTGCTTTTTTCCTTCTTAGGGGTGCTTGCTTTTGCGGGCACTCTTTTTTGTGTACTTTTTTGTAAACATTTTTTAAACGGTTTGACTTTTTCATTTGTTTGAGTTACAATAGATATTGGGTTTGGAATGCTTTGCTTTTTAGGTTTGGTGTGTTTTTTTCAATTCTTTTGGGAGTGCTTGCTTTTTGCGGGCACTCTTTTTCGTGTACTTTTTTGTACCTTTTTGTACTTAAAAAGGGGGTGAGGGCGTGACTTCGGTCAGAATGTTTTTCAGTTACAACAACGGCGAAAAGACGGTGGAAGTTCCCGTTATACCGAATGAGCTTCCGAGCGTTGTGCAGCAGATATTTACGCAGGAGCACACGACACAAAATGCAACGCTTACGCTTATCGGGAACAAAAAACCGAGAACTTTTTCTATGGAGCTGTTTTTGCCTATGCGGTATTATCCTTTTGCGAGGGGGACGGGGGAAGATACTCTGAACCTTTTGGGGACGGTGCACAAACGCAAGATACCTATGAGGATAGTTATTACGGACGGGCTGAACGAGATCTTAAATATTGCGGTCGTTGTCGAGCGGTTTTCTTATTACTTTGACCGTGCGGAAAACATACGCTGTGAAATTGACTTTTCGGAGTATGTTTTTTTGGAGAGTGAGAACGGCGGCGGTGACGATACGGACATCGTTACTTTTCACAGCGTGAAGGTCGATACCGAAAATGTGAAAGCCTCTGTAAGCGGCATTAACCGTGACGGCAGCAATCTCGTGAGAACGAGGGACATACTTAATTTACTCGGTATCGAGGTCGGCTGGAATGCGGAGCGGAAAAGAGTTACCGCAGACGGGGTGCTCTTGGACATACACACGGAAATATATAACGGGTGTGCCTACAGCTTTATACGGGACATCGCCGAAGAGGTCGGTATTGATGTGGACTGGGACGAAGAGAACAAGACCGTTAAAATAAATCGAGGAGGTGACGAGGTTGTATTATGATGAGGAATTGTCGGACATTCAAGAGGGTATGCTCGATGAGATGCCCGACCGCTACAGCAAAATCAAGGGGACTTGGCTCTGGGAGATGTTTAAGGCTTTTGCCATAAAGATATACGAGCTTTTGGAGCTGTTGACGGACACCGCTTCGAAACTTGACATCGAGAACATCGAGGGCGATGAACTGGACGCTTATGTCGGGCAGTGGACGGACTTAAAACGCAAGCAGGCTGTGAGGGCGGAAGGGACGCTGAAAGTTGTCGGCAGCGGTGTTTTATACAAAAACAGCGTTGTAAGTGCGGACGGTATTCTTTTTTATGTGAATGAGGACACGGAGATAACGGAAACGGGGTACGCCAACATTACCGCCGCCGAGGCAGGCACTTCGGGGAATGTGGCGGCGGGGACGATAACAACGCTTGTTACATCGAATGCCAACATAACGAGCGTTACCAACGAAGAGGCCACGGCAGGCGGCACGGACGAAGAAACCGATGCATCTCTGAGAGAACGATACAGGCTGCGGCTCTCTATGCCCGCAACGAGCGGAAACAAGGCACATTATATTTTGTGGGCGAGAGAATGCGACGGGGTCGGCGGTGCGAAAGCCGCAAGGGACACGAGTGTAAACAACAAAGTTAATCTTTATATATGCGGCGATGACGGCGGTGTCGCAGATTCCGAGGTCATAGAGGGGGTGCAGGAATATATCGACCCGAACATTAACGGGGACGGCTCGGGAGTTGCTCCCATAGGGGCGATCTGCGAGGTGTTTTCGGCTGATGTGAAAGCTTTATCTCTCGATATGACCGTTGAGCCCGACAGGTCTGTTACGGCGGAGCAGACGGCGGCGGCGATACGTTCGGCACTTAATTCGTATCTTATGACCGTGAATTTCAGAAAGACCGAAATAAGCTATGCAAAGATGCTTAACGTCGTTTTGTCGTCTTCGGGCGTGAATGATGTGAAAAGCTTTACCGTGAACGGCGGTTATGCCAATATTGAGTGCGAGGAAACCGAAATATTTGTTATTACGAGTTTTGACTGTGAGGTGGAAGAATGACGACTACAAGCAATTTGGGGCTTAAAAAACCCGATTATACCGATGTGGCGGACATTGCCGATATAAACGACAACATGGATATCATAGACGCTCACACGCACGGAGCGGCGGGGCTTACGGGGGCGGCAAAAGACAGTCAGGTGCCCGTGTATTATTCAAGCTCGGGAGCGGCGGCGTGGCATGTGTACCCTTACGAACACAAGCGGTATTCAAGCGTGCACCTTTTGGGGGCGAGATATGCCTACAAGATTGCCGGCTGCGTTTTCTCTTCGGGGTCGGGCAACGTTATGGGGGCGGCGGAAGTTATCGTTACCGCAAAGGCTTCGGTCGGGTACAAGCAGACTTTTATTTTCAGAGTGCACGGGGCGGACGCAGACGGGAACGACCGTTGGGGCGTGGACGTTGTGGCGAACGAATATTACGGCACTATACCGATTTTTTCCGATGTCCTTGTGCTTGTGCTCAACTACGGCGGTATTTATATTGTGTCGAGCGATGAACACCTCTCCGTTGATATTGATGTGCTCATAAAAACATCGGTGGTTGACGGCGTGCCTTATTACAGGCTGTGCGAGCTTGAATATATCGAACCCGAAAACGATACGATAGATTATGGCAACCATTACGGCACTTTGAAAAGCCTTTCGGGGGTCGGGGATATCAGTGCGGACGATGTCATCAAAGACGCTTTTTCGGTCACCAACAGCACATCGGGGCGAACTTATACGATGTCGAGCGACAAGAGCGTTGCGGACGTTATCGAGGACGTTTATTTACAGCTTATGGGCGTGACGGGGTATGTACACCCGACGACTGCGGGGTATAAGCATATACCGAGCGGCGGTGCATCGGGGCAGGTGCTTGCTTACGGCGGGGCAAGCGGTACGGCGGTTTGGCAGACACCTGACAGCTATACGCACCCGACAACTGCGGGGTACAAGCATATACCGAGCGGCGGCTCTTCGGGGCAGGTGCTTGCCTACGGCGGTTCAAGCGGCACGGCTGTATGGCAGACACCCACGGAAAAGAGGCTCGGGTATATATGCGTGGCGGCTTCGGACAGTCCCTCTTACTGTACGGATTTTGCCGACTATATTTGTGACGGCACCGACGACCAAGAGGAAATTGCGGCGGCTTTGGCTGATGTGGCATCGTCGGGCGGTGCCGTGTATTTGTGTGCGGGTACTTATAATATGACGGCTCGTATCGAAATAGCTGCGGACGATATAACGCTTTGCGGCTGCGGGGCGGCTACGGTGCTTGACATATCGGGTGTCATATGGGGGCTGCATGTCAGCGGAAACCGTTTTACACTCAAAGATATGCGGATAGTGTTTTCGGGTACGAATGCGGCGTACTCTTCCGCAGTGTATTTTGACACTTCTACAACTCATGCGGCGGCAGACGGGCATTACTCCGGTTTGTGGATAGAGAGTGATGTTTTGGGATTTTGCGACAATATGAACGGCACTTCGGACAGTGAACAGGGGCAGTCTAACGGCGGTGATTACTCTGTTTTTGACAATGTGAGAGTGACAACGGGGAAAACGAGCGGTTTTGCCGTGCTTGCCCATGCTGCTTATGGGGCGGTATTTGACAAATCCACCGCTTTGTGATGATAAGGGGGTGATATGATGAGGACGCTTTATAATAACTTGCTTGTGGATGCGGACTTGGACGAGGTGTATTCGGTGAACAACAAGACCGTAACGCCGCCCGACGGGGCTTATACGGACGTTGTCGTAAACGGCGACAATATGTCAAACAGTCTTATTTTTAAGCTTAACAGAGTTATTGACGGGGTGGACATTGCGGACAAGACTTTTCAAGTTTATTACGTCAATGCGGACGGGTACGGCGATACGGTAAGTGCCGATGCGGTGAATGTGTCCGATGACTTTGTGCTTTTTTCTTGGAGAATAGACCGAAACGTTACGGCGGCTGTCGGGGAAGTTTCGTTTATAATAAAGATCGTCGGCGACAACTATATTTGGAAGTCCAAACCGAGCAGCATAACGGTTGTGCAGACACTCAATGAAACGGAAAGTATGCCCGAATATGACGGAACTTGGCTGAGTGGCATAGAGGACAGGCTGAGTGCCGCTGAGGCGGCTTTGGCGGCTTTGACGGCGAGGGTCGAAACTCTCGAAAATGCTTGATGAGGAGGTGTGAGGGTTGAGAGATGTTTATGATGTGACCGTTAAAAGCGACACGGACGAGGTCTATGCCGTAAACAACAAGACCGTAACGCCGCCCGACGGGGAGTATACGGATATTGCGGTACAGGGCGACAACAACTCCAACAGGCTGTATTTTAAGGTGAACAGAGTTATTGACGGGGTGGACATATCGGAGAAAACCGTCGGGATATACTACGAGAATGCCGACGGGTATTCCGACCTTGTCGTTATGAACACGGAATATGACACGGACTATGTGTATTTTGAATGGCTGCTGGGTACCGAGGTTACGTACTCGGCGGGGGAAGTTCGGTATATTATCCGCATTTCCGATTCCCACGGGTATGTGTGGAAGTCGAAAACGAACACATTTACGGTTTTGGAAACTCTCGATGTGAATATTGACCCTCCGACCTATGCCAAAGCTTGGTCGGAGATGATAGAAGGGGAAATAGAGAAGCTGAAAGAGGGCGGCGGCGGTGAAGGCGGCGGCGGAAGCGGCAGCCTTAATGCACTGTCGGGGAGAGTGGACACGCTTGAAACCAAAGTGGCGGCACTCGAAGCGGCGGCGGCACAGAGGGTGCAGACTTTCGGAGTTAAAGGAGAGCTGCTTATGTTCGGGAAAGTGCGGAATATAATAGCGGGAGAAGCGACGGAGGTGGTTGTATAATGGCTTCAAGACATGTTATGGAAATTAAAAACATAAGCGGACTCGATTTATCGAGCGGGGTTAATTTTTTAACCTCATTCTCGGAGTATTTAAACGGGCTTGACTATATAAACGATATTATCGAAACGGGTGTGGAGGCAGCGACATCGTCGGTATGGGCGATGCGTATAAAACACAAGAGGGTAAATACGGGCACGGCAAGCCTTGTAAATCCGGCATTTTTGCCTGTTATCATAGCGTCTTCAGATGCCAAGATCAGAATAAACGCAATTTCTTCGACATCCACGACTGTAACACAAGCAGCTTCCGAAGCGGATATAGGCAGTCTCTACGCAAACGAATTGGGTATTGTATTTACACGAAACGACTATGACGAATGTATGTTTACTTTTTATTACCAGACCGTATCGGACAGCACACGGTGTTCAAGCACGATAATAGCCGAATGTACCGACGGCGGTTTTGCGGGAGTATCGCAAAGGATAAAAAACAATTTCATAGGTTATTCCTATTCGGGCACATACACCTCATCGTTTAATGCTAACAGGTGTGTAATAGCCGAAAACGATGATAACAAATATTTGATACCGTTTTTTACACCGTACAATATATTCAAAAGGGTTTATTTTGCCGTGAACAAGCCGCAGACACCTTCTTCTATATATACGGTGGACGGGATAAAGTTTGTCGAAACCGGAGTAGGCGATTATATGAGCGTTGCTTTGTTGTATGAGGAGTGATGAGGTATGAAAGAGTTGTTAAGGGCGGCACAGTGTGCTTTCAGTGTGTCGGGCGGCTTGATGAGCCGTGTGTTTGGAGAGTGCGACGGGTTTTTTTATGCCTTGGTCGCTTTTGTTATTGCGGATTATGTGACGGGGATAATGGCGGCTATTGTCGAAAAGCGGCTTTCCAGTGCCGAGGGATTTAAGGGCATTATGAAAAAAATTTGTCTGTTTATCCTCGTGGCTGTCGCCAATATGATAGATATGTACATTATTCGCTCCGGAGCGGTAATCAGGACGGCTATCATATTTTTTTATTTGTCTAATGAGGGCATCTCCGTACTTGAAAATGCGGTTCGGATCGGTTTGCCCGTACCCGAACAGTTAAGACGTGTTTTGATCAGGATCGGTAAGGAGGCTGAGGAGCATGAAAACTAAGTATGAACTCTTGGAGCATTGCAGAAAGGCTTTGAAAAACAATGTGCAGTATGTTTATGGGGCGAAAATGGAAGTTTTGTCCGCCGCTCAAATAAAAAATTTGCAGAGTGCCTACGGCAAAAGTTTTGTTTGGGACAGCGACCTTAAAAAAGCGGGGAAGTTGTGCTGCGATTGCAGTGGGCTTATTTCAAGCTGTACAGGGGTCGTTAGAAACTCTTCTATGTATAAGGCTACCGCTAAAAAATGCGTGGCGGTGGCTGACGTTAAAAAAAATTGGGGCGATTATGTCGGTTGGGCGTTTTGGATGAACGGGCATATCGGGGTCGTTAGTGATACCGAAGGGTATTATTTCGCTATGGACGGCAGTGCTCGCAATATGGTGCATTTTCCTTTGAGTAAGCAGAATTGGACGCATGCGTTGATGCTCTGCGATGTCGATTACAGTGCGGCGGCGGAGTTGGTCGTTGGGGAGACGCTCTTGAATGTTCGGGGGAAGGTTATTCGGGTCAATAGGATTCTTAAAGACGGAAGGAACTTTATTGAACTTAGAGGCTTGGAGAATGCAGGGTTTACTGTTGGGTATGATCCCGTTAGTAAAGTGCCCTCACTTCAGGGGTGAGGGCTTGGGGCAGTCGCTTCTTTAAGGTGTTTGGGGTTTGGTTGTTTTTGTGTGGCTGTAATATACTTGCAATATACAGCTTGGCTTGTGGTTGCCTGTGGGTGGTGGTTGTGGGTGTTGGGTTTTAAACGCAAATTAAAAATTGATATTTTACAATATAGAGTGTAAATGGGGAAAATGGCAGGATGTATGGGGGGTTTTGCCGTTTTCCCCTTGGCTCAAATTGTGCGGTTTTAAGGGTGTTTCTGTTTCCGCAATATACACGCAATATACAAAACTAAGGCAGCAATTCTATCGTATCAAGCAGGGCTTTATCGTCTGCGTGTGTGTACAGATCATCGGTCAAGTTACCGCTTGCGTGTCCTATGATTTTGTCTATCCATACCTTTTTTGCATCGTATTGTTGCAAAAGAGATGTGAATGTATGGCGTGTGTCGTGTGCCTTATGATTCCATGTTTCTTTGAGCCACTTGTTATACTTTGGGTAAGTTGTTTGAAACAGGCTCTTTGCTGACCCATTATCAAGAAAATACTTTATGAGGGGGACTATTCTGTGATGAATGGGTACTCTTCTGTTTTTGCCGGCGGCGGTCTTTGAACCGCCTATTATTATCCGTGAGTTTATGTCGATATTGTTGGGAGTAAGGTCGAAAAGCTCGTTGATCCTAAAACCTGTGTAGAGCAATATCAGTGTTATCTTGGTGTTTGGGTCATCGGAGGTTGCCCATAGCTTTTCTATGTCGGAGAATGTAAATATTTCACGCACCTTTACGGCGGTGGTGTTGCGGATGCGTACATATTTGGAATAATCCTTTTTCACGTAGTCATTTTGCATGGAATATTCAAAAACATAATGAAAAATTATCAGCATGTTGTTAAGACTTGCTCTGCTGCGGACGTTGGCATTATCAATAACTCTTTGCAGGGTGTTCGCACGAATCTCTTTCATTTTCATGCTGTGCAGCTCCTTGCAGTTTTTGAATGCGGATCTGTAGCTTGCTATTGTCGAACTGCTTTTTGTTTCTATCTCGAAATACTTTGAGGCTGCGTCCCATATTTGTCCAAATGTCATGTTTGCACCGTCTATATCGTAGGGGTCTGCGTAATATTCCGCCAATGCTTGTACTGCATCGGAACGCTTGGAGTAGAAACCGATGTACTTGTATATTTGACTCCCGTTGTCTTTATATCCTACCGTTACTCTTGCGGCGTATCTGTTACGGCGTTTCTTGCCGAGATCGACGACCCCGCCTGTGTTATTGCCTCTTCTCATTTCTTTTGCCTCCTTTTTTTACAAGGAAGCGACTGCCCAAAAAATTATATTTTCCAAAAATTAGTGTATCTCCGAAAAATTTGTGTGGGTGATGTTTCGGAGATACGTTTTTTTATCCTAATATAGTGCCTGTGTCTATTACGAGATCGCCGTTGTAGATGTTGACGGGTATCAAATCACCGAAATCGTAATATGACAGAAAATTCTTTTCAAAGAAGTATACTATTACCTTCTCTTCATCGGGTTCTACTATCCAATATTCACGGACACCCGATTTTTTGTATTTATTCAACTTTGTTGTTTCATCGTAGAACTTTGATGAGGGCGATGTTACCTCGATTATCCAGTCGGGAGCACCGTAACAGCCTTTGTCATTAAGTTTCTTTGGGTCGCATATTACAGATATGTCGGGTTCTAAATAGTTATTTGTGTATGGCGGAAGGTACACAGCGAATGGGGCTGGGTATACTTTGCATTTGCCCTTGTTTCTCCTTATATAGTCCCTAGTATCTGCCGAGATATTTAATACGATCTCTTGATGTGTACTTGAGGGAGCTGACATCATATAGATATGACCGTCTATGAGTTCTGCTCTTATACCTTGCGGCAGATTTTCGATAAGCTCTACCGTGTAGCCATTGGGTCTTTGAAACTTAGATAAGAGATTTGTAAAATCTAAAAGCGGTTTTTCCTTTTCTAATACAATCATATTAGGTTATCCTTTCTGTGTTTGACGATTGTGCAATAGTACGACCGTCGGGGAAAATACTGTTTTAACTATCGGTTTCGGGTGTATCGTTGTTTTTATCATTTGTGTTTTTCGGTAAAACCATACGAATTACATAGCTCTCACCGCTCCATTGTGTGTTATCGTTGTCGGCATCTGTATTGTTTTGCACGATTCTATCGGGCATTATCCAAACGTTATGACCCTCAACTTTGCGAAAGCCGTGCTTATCTATCGGGTGTGGGGTTATGCGGTTTGAGCACTTACCCTCTCTTCTGTATAGGGAATTTCTCCCTTTTTCTTTTTTATCGCTGCCGCTATTTCATCTTGCTGCCTTTCGGCTTCGGCTCG